ATTTTCTATTAAAGTTTGAGTCTAGGTCGCTAGCTCTACAGGCTAACCATTGTCTTTTATATAGCGTACTCCCGCTCGGAACTTTAATTTCTCTTCACTTTCCGCGTGAAGCTCTGACGTCCAGGAAATGCATTTACGCACAGAGTGTGGGACTAATATATGCCCATTTAATTTAGATTGTTATAGGCTACTATAATTTTTTTATTTTCTTTTATAATTTCTGAAACCCGACCTTTTCCATAGTTAAACTCGTCGGTATATAACAATCATTAAATGGCCAAAAACTACCCACTAAAACCACGTCATTTTATTCAACTAAGCTGGCGAGCCCTGCACCTCGAAAGGTACTGCTCCCAGCCATCGCATCAAGGCAAAATCCTCCGCTGTTGCAAAAGTTTCAATACCAATCACATTAGTGGTGGTTAAAGATTCTACATCAACACGGTAATCTCTTGTCAATGATTGCTCCATCGGGACAACACCAGTTGCCCACGGATTGTCATTGCATGCCCAAGCAAACAAATTGTTCGTATAAAAGGGAAGTTCGAACTCAATTCCAGTATTTGTTAAATTCATAAATGTAACAGTACCATCTGGAATGATTTCGGAAATGGCCTTGGTACCACTAGTAGTAGGACCAAGGGTCGTTGTAGATTCCTCATTTAACGAAACATTAATACGTGCTCCTTGAAATCTTAAATCGCTACCATCAGGTACGAACCTGAATCTCTTTCTCATCCCACCACGTTGCGCCAAATAAGCAAACCGAATGTACTGATACAAATTCTTGATAGGTCGTGTATTGAAGGTCACACCTTCATAACTACTCGGTAGAATGGGAAAGATAAAACTGGCCACCCCTGAAGTTGCACCAGTTGATCTCTCATAAGATTGCATGAAACGTTTTAAAAGCGATCGAAACGAAACTGGCAATTCACCAAAGAATTCTTCTGACAACATTGTATGGTCGTGAATAGACTTATTCATTTCCATATTACTCACCCCTCTGTTAAAATCTCTTTCATCAGATTCAAGTACGATGGTACCCGAGTAAGGCAAAGTGGTCAATGGCAATAATTCTTCGGAGAACCGATTGAAAACCATCTGTGGAGCATGTACAAATACATTAATTTCTACGGCACTACCATCAGGTGATTGAATCTCAGTGAACGGAGTGACAAAAATCACACCATTACACGTCTCAAATAAGGAAGAGCCGGGTACAAATTGTACACCGACCGTGTTATCCATACTTGCGTCATCGATATTCTTACACCAAGGTTTTGGAAAATTCCAATCTATCGTAAATTCAACAGATTGCGTTTCTTGTATATCAATCACTTTAACGTATTGTTTGTTTGTGTTCAAATTAGCTGTTATAAGTGAGTACTGAACAATATTCGGTTCGTAACAAAACATTAACTTACCTCTGTGGAAATTGCTTGCGACAATTTCAAATCGGTATGTTATCTTTCCTCTCCAATATTTAAAGGGCGTTGCCGCAAAACTCAAGGCCGTAGGCATACAACCCAACTTTGTTGTCAAATTGTCTACTATATTGGCACGAGGTGTTACTGCTGCTGACCAAATAATGTCAGTTAAAGGGACTTCTCCTACATTCCATGAAAATTGATCCAGTAATGACTCACGCTGGCAAATACCAGCGATAGCCATTTCGTCGTCATCGACTCCCACAATTCGTGGATCAACTGTCAATTCCTGTTTGGGATCGAGCGTGATTCGATGTCCGGTGTCCATACCAATAGTTTGAGCTCCATTCTGAAATGGTTCATTCTTCACCCTACCTGGATGTGTAATCACAGTAGGATAAGACCACCCAAAGAGGGCGGAAACTTTTGATAATACACCTAAAACAGTGCTACTGGCTTTAGCAAATCTGCCTATAACCGGTATGTGTTCCATAGCTTTAGAAACTGGTAACATTGCCGTGGACATGGTCTCAACTGGACCCTTGATTCGTTCATCGGACTCTGTTTCGATAACTCCAACTGAGCCAGTGGCTCCTAAGATAGTAACGTCAGTCGCGTAAACGTACACATATAAGTAAACGTTTGTTGCTGTAGTTGTCACTGCCTTAATTTGATTGAGAGTACTAATATATAGTGTTCCCAATTTGTCGAAATCATCAAAATTGGCTGCATCTGATAATGCAACCGCAGAATTGTTGAACAATCTTCCAACAGGTTGAGGAGATACGTATGGCACAACCATCTCAAACGGAGCATTTTCACGCACATCTAATGTTTTAGCACCAGGTGCTTGTGATAAATAATTCAGTCTCTGAATCCTATATGTAGGACCAAAACTCGATAACGTCTGATTAACATAAGGGAAAGGTTGATAAGATACCAACATTCTCCCATAATGAAATGGTGTTCCTGATAACGTAATTCTGACACCCAAGTTACAACGAAGAAATGCATAATTCCTAAGCTTCGATCTAACTGTGGGATCACCCAGAAAAAGATTCCAAATATTGAATGATAAATCAATATCGGAATCTAAGGAGAGACTTATCGCAGCCACCTGTACAGGTCGCTCCAAAAAATCCTTCATACCCAAATCATCATTTTTCAACAAATGATTCGAGTTCTGGTGAATATACGTATCATCCTTAGTTTCACCGCCAACATCTGTAAGAGTTACATGTGTTTCCACATTGCTATCTCTAACGGCACCTGTATGTGCTACTGATACATCGGCGGATTCTGTTTGCAGGTTCATAGAATACAAATGTCTATCAATTGCTCTATTAAGAGCAGCAATTGATGCCTCAAACGACTTTATAGTTGACACAATGTGAATATGCTTCTCACTGCGCTCTCTATATTGAGGTGACGAATGATAAAACTGACTCCTTCTAATGTCTGCTGCTCGAAGCAATCCAAACATAGTATCTGACTGTTTTTTATTTTCATAATTTATTTTTTCAAATTCTTCCAATTCCATTCTCAACTTATCTCTTTGACTGACTAAATTAACTAAGGTACGATTGTCTCGCATGTGTCATTGTCTAAGAATAAATGAGTCGACACCAACTCATTTATTTTTGTAATGAGCAGTCGACTGGTTAAAACCAGTCGACGCCAAAATCATCATTCACCACAACATCACTCAAAACTTTGATGTTGGGCAGCTGATCTTGGCAACCTTCTTCCTCCCTTAGGTTTGTAGCTGTGGGACATAATGTGTTTAGGATACGATTATATGAAACAAAATCGTCCTTGCTAACCGATGGCATCTTAGCCATAACACATTCGGAAAGTCTGTCGCGAAATGTTAGCCATTTCGCTTTGTCCAGATGAAGAAACAATTCCCACAATGCAGAATTGCACGTAGAAATCGTTTGATCAACTGGTGTGACATTATCTGATGGCATCTTCCAGTATAACATTCTATAAATAGAATTCATATCAAGTATAGCCCTATAATCACCCAGATCTGGATGCTTTCTAAATCTACGTTTTAGAAACTCCATCTGATCTAGTTTACGCAAAGGTACCACAGATTTTGTCTTTGTTGGAGTCGTAAACTCCATACCATAATGAACTGCACAGAATTCAGCATACATAACATTGTTAAACAAATGAGAAATCTCCTTTTTAACAACTCCAGTGACGTCATCTCCGTATGTAGTTTTTAGAAACTTATTTCTAAAATCATCAAGTGACAACCCAGGGGTCATCGCAAAAGCATACATCAACAACATTACACTACGAATGCAATTGAACTCTGCCGTGCCGTAACCTCCTGAAGTCATCAACCCTGCGCAGATAAAGATATCACCATTTACTTCAATAATTGGAAATAAACTATCTGACAGAACACCAGACAACATCTTGAGAGCTTCTTCATTATACCCTAACCTCTCGGCTAGTCTATAAATAAAAGAAGCAGCGGCTAATCCAATTTCATATGGCATGGAAGTATCAAAACCTCCATAATCACCATCAAAGATACAATCTTCAGAATCGGCAAATGCCTCAAATTTTTTGTAAAAAGCATCACCCTCAGACATCATATTA